CACCCTTACATGACATGATTCCCTTCCTGTCTGATGAAGAACTCCAACAAGAAATGGTGATAAAACTATGAAGATAGCCATACTAGGTGCAACTAGCGCCATAGCTAAAGACTTAATCCTATCTTTTAGCGACGAGCATACGCTTGAACTGTACTCGCGCAGGATCAGTGATGTGACTACGTGGATGCTGGAAAATAACCTGCGTAACTTTACCTCGCAGAGTTACTTTGAGTTTAAGCATACCCGTGAGTTAGACGTCATCATTAACTTTGTTGGTGCTGGCAGCCCTGAGAAAGTCATTACCCTGGGCGAGCAGATCTTTGAGATCACCGAGTCATTCGACCGCATGGCATTAGATTACATAGAGAGAAACCGTGACTGCAAATACATCTTCATATCCAGCGGAGCAGTCTTTGGCGACAACTTTGCCACACCAGCAGACATCGACAAAATCTCCTCTTTCCCTATCAATAACCTACAGCCCCAACATTACTATGGGTACGCTAAGGCGATGGCAGAAGTCAGGCACAGGATTACCGAGCGTAATATCTTTGACCTTCGAGTGTTCAATTACTTCAGCCCGATGGTAAGTACTAATTACCGGTTCATGATTACCGATATGATCCGCGCTATTAAAGATAAGTCTGTGTACAAAGTAGACCGCACTCCTATCGTCCGTGATTATCTAGGATCGTTAGATTTCTACCAGATGATTAACGTCTTACTGGGGAAGGACAAGATGAATACCGCTGTAGATATATACAGCCGCCAGCCTGTCACCAAGGACAATTTATTAGTTGCTATGGCGCAGCGGTATGGATTGGAATATGAAACTACGGGCGCGCAAGTTGGACTGCCGGCCACAGGGATAAAACAAAATTACTTCTCAACAAATACAGGTGCGTATGTATTGGGATACAGACCAACCTTAACTTCATTAGAAAACATTTTCTTGGCTGTAGACAAAATATTGAAATAAATCTATGACCGATAAAATAAACTATGAACGGAAGTACTGCGCACACTGCAATACTTTTAAAGCTCTTGATGGTGGAGGGATGAAGCAAACTAGGAACAGCCCACGTTGGTGCTGTAAAGAATGTTTAGCCAAGATAGAAGCGAGGAAAAAAAATGTGGTGCCCATTGTGCGATAGTCCTACCAAGGTTACAGACACGCGCAAGTACAGAGACGTAACAGATACGTTTGACTTTGTTCAACGTCAACGTGTATGCCGTGAATGTAACCACAAGTTTTCGTCTATAGAAATCCCACAGGAAACCTGGGATAAAACTTACAAACTACCTAAGAAATATAGGAGCTAGGAATGAACTGGGATGAATACAACAAACTATTCCACAAGCTTCAACTTAACCTTGTAGCGTTTCAACCATTACTGCAATGCGACCAAGAAGTATTGAGGCTAGTAAACGCAGCCATAACAGAAGAACGAGAGGCTTGTGCAAAGTATTTTGATGATTCGGACTACATGATGTATCGCAGTGAAGTGGCTAAAGCTATACGCGCAAGGGGACAGGCATGACTAATTACGTATACACAACACACGAGATGGCTGCATTCCACATAGAAGAAGGAATGTATACCATTAAAGAACTAGAGCAAATGCTTGTTGAATTTAAACGGGCAAAAGAAATACAAGACCGTTATTTAAATAATGCTTTGGGAATAAAAAGTGAAAACAATTAAAGAGTATATGAACGAAGTAGCTGGCATAGGGTGCGTGATGTGCCACCACCTTGACCTCGGCTTCTCTCCTGCCGTTCTCCACCATCCCCGCGACGCAGTGGGTGGGGCGCAGCGGGCGTCAGACTGGTTGGTAATCCCCCTTTGTCCTGAGCACCATGTTGGGAAGTCGGGATACCATGGGTTAGGAAGCAGAGGGTTTTATACACGCTATAAGCTCTCAGAGTGGGATCTAATGGCAATGACTATTGAGCTGCATCATAAGGCTCAGTCTTGATCGCCGCCGTATTCATCCATCAATCTTGTACGTAACTTCCTGTCTAAGAATACGCCATTCACCGACTCAGCTTCACGACGCCGACGGGATTTAAATGAAGACGCCATGGTCTTAGCAGTAATAGCAATCTCAGGATTCTTGCCATTAAATTTTTGAATAGCTTTCATGGTGTCTGAAACTCCATCAGAGTCACCATTCACACGAGCTCCATCCAACTTATCCAACAATGCTGAACGCCTGTCACGAATGCTTTGCTCTGCTCGTTTCATAGCACCTGAATCAGCTTGGGCTTCCGATAACTCTGCTGGGTTAAATCCCCATACCTGCATAAATACATTGTAGGCATTGATGTCATCGGTAATTTTTAAACCATCTTTGGTTAATGCACCCTCTGTCCCAAGACGGAAAGCTTTCATCCCGTTGCGTACAAACGATGGCACCAAAGCTTCCATGCCACGCTCAATCTCACCTTCATTAATAAGCTTTAGTCCACGCTCTGCATTCCTGAACGCGCCGTAAGCTGGGCCAGCAGCCTGCTCAATCATGTACAGACTTGGGCCAATCTCTGCTAAACGTTTAGGATCATCACGCCATAGCAATCCGTTAAATCCTGTACGGCTGGCTATGTCTACACGCAGCAACGCATTAACTGGGCCTTTGTATCCTATGTCACCCATAGACTTTCTAATCGTAGCGTCTAAGTCAAACGGCTCGTCATCATCATCCATCAGCATGTTAGCCAAAAGAGATACCGCTCCATACATAGGCATACCCTGGATACCGGCAAAGATGTATGACATGCCGGCAATACCTAACAATTGATTGCGAGCTATATCTCTAGTCTTCTTGTCGTACCCTTTAAATGCTTGGTGGAAAAGTCTTCCAAGCAAATAAATCTGAGCTTGAGCAAATCGTTTAAAAGTAAAAGCTATCTTGCCTATACCTTGCTGGAAAAAACGTGGGCCAGTTTCTGACAAAGAGGCACCGTGCGCGTCATTGACCAACGAGATAGCCTCATCTATGGCTACGTCTACAGACTTGCCTGCTTTCCTAGCTAAATCAAATGCTGCTATCAGCGTAACTTCACGATTAGCGCGCTCAGAGTTTTGGAATATCCAGCCGAGCCCGTGTTCTATTTTGGCTCTTTTGCCTGTAAAGTCTTCCACTTTAGCCTTGCGGGCTTCTGTTAATTCATATCCTGTAGATCGGCGAATAGCTGCTCGCTGAACAGCAGCATCGTACAGTTGTTTAAACTCACCCTTAGCGTTAGCACCAAAGGTAAAGTCAGGAAGGAACTCACTGTTGTTATCTTTGCCACCCTTCATGTACATGGCCGTAGCTTTTTGCATAGCATCCGCTGCCTTGCCAAACCCATACTTACCACCCAAAAGCGGGTAAACAACTATCGGCATTTGGGTTAGGTTGACGAGCGCACTGGAAACGTTTCCAGCGATGTACCACATGTAACTGAAGTAACTAGCCTTAGCTACCAAGTCACCGTTAACAGGATTGCGAATAAAGTCCAACTGCTTCTGCATGTTATCCACAACATCACGGTGTTCCATAGATGGGTCGTTCTCAAACTCTTTACGAACGCCAGTAACAGAATCTTCCACATCAGTTGCATACTTCATGTTGGCTAGTTGATTAGCCATCCTAGTAGATACGTTTGCATAGACTTGGAATACATCTTCATTAAAACCTAGTCTTCCCTCACGCTTTCTAAACTGTTGACGAATAGACTGCGCTGGGAATAGGGACAGATAAGACTGGTATATCTGGTCTATAACTTCTGGTTTTACGTTTGCTTTTTCTAAATCTTTAACAACAGTACCCATAAACCCTGTAGGTGGAACAGACCGGTAGCTGATTTGCTGCAAGCGGGTAAACTTCTTAACGTCCTTAATGCCAGTTTTTGACACAGCTTCTGCTGCAATATTTGCTTCACGCTGGCTGTCAAAGGACTGAGACACTCGCTCGCCAGCCTTGTTGGTATACGATACCCAGTAATCACCCTGGCGGAAGAGCGGCAAGTACACCTTCATCCGCTTGGCTTCCATCTTCAATCGTTGAACAGATGCCGGGCTTTGCTTTAGGTTCTGCAACAGAAGACTCATATACTCATCAGAAGACTTCTTGTAAGCAGTGCGCAGTTCTTTGTATACCTTCTGTAATTCAGGAGGTAAAGATTGGAACTTCTTAGTCAACGGGTCATTAGCAAACGCAGGATCCAGTACATCTATCTGATCTAACGTTGTGCGGTTAGCTATATCGAAAAACTTAGGCAGTACGCTCTTGTGTTTTTGAGCTATAGAAAACCAATTAGTAACGTTCTTACTGATGTCTTGCCGGCGAGTCTGCATGTCTACAGCACGGGCTTCCAACGCCTTAGTTAACTTCTTCAACGAAGGCAGAGCATCGCCATAGAGTTGTTCTATCTGCGGCATGGTAAGGAATCCTAAAGCTGCCTTGCGCATACCATCAGGTATGTTAGAAGCAGCGTTCAAGAATCCTTCTTTAATGTCTTCAGACATCTTAGGCAGATCATTAATACCGCCAGATATCAGATTAAAGTTACCTCTAGCAAGAGTGCTGTACTTTGCGCCTTCTTTAGCAGTAACCGGCGCTTTGACTGGGCCAGTAACTACAGCATGTCTAGCTTGACGAATCAGTCCTAATATATCTTGATTGCTAAAATCTTTGACTACACCAATTTTGCGTAAGAATTGACGTATGTAATTCACTACCTTTTGCAAAGCGTTTAACTTATTCTTATTCTCTGGAACTTTGGTGTCGTAGACTTCCTGCGCCATCTCAGCCAAAACTTCTTCAATAGAATCTTCTTTGCGTAAGCCTTGGTTTATGTAAGCATCTGCGCGTTGTTTAACATCCTTGTTGCTGTTGTAGATGTCACGCAACACTGGCCTAAAGTTTTCACCCAACGTAACACGCAGACCAAAGTGACCTAAAGCTTCGTGAGCCAAGACAATGGCTACCTGCGCATCCGTAGGTAAGTTGTCAGCTATCAGATAAACTTTTTTATCGTCTGGGTCATAAACGCCGCGAGGATTTACTTTTTCGTCAGCAGCTTGTTCTCTTAAATGCTTAGGCAAATCAGCAACTGACTGTACAGTTTCGTAGTCAGGTGCGTTTGTCCATGTTTTCTTAATGTTATTAACAGCCCTATCTACAGCAGCCTTAGTCATTCCTCTCTCATTCTGTGGTGCATTAACCAAAGGAGAAGTGCTGAATAAGAACTGTTCTTTAGGTGCGTAGACGGGGTTCTTAACTAAAACTAACGGGCCAACCATAATTGCTTCATCACCAGAAACAATAGGCTCACCAGTCTTCCGGTCGTAGAAGTATGAGTGTCGCGTAGGATCCATACCTACCTGCGCCCAGCTCTTATCTTTTAAAGCGTCATTAGCTTTTTTTACAGCTTGCTTCTCAGAAATAGGTAACCAGTTACCTTTGACCACAGCAATAGTAGACTTGGCTTTACCCGTAGCAATAGATAAAGAAGCCTTCTCTACAGCGCCAAAAGTAGGATTAGTAATAGCAGCTACAGAGTCGTAACCAATAGACTTGCCAGCGTTAAAATTTTTCTGTTGTTCGTGAACAGAGATAGCCCACACACCATGATTAGTGTAAGCAGGGATGTCCAACCGCAAACCAACAGGCGATCCTTCTTCTAACTCTTCACGAGGAGAATAAATTCTTGCACGTTTATCTGTGGATAACGCACGTTCAAGATCTGCGGAAGAAGCCGGCGCAGGAATCTCTTTATATGGAGTAACCGGTTTAAGCGCTTTGACGCCTTCGTCGTATTGCTCTTTGGTAACTTTGCCATCAATAAGGCCTTGCGCTAACTCTTCCAACTCTGGGATACGTTCTTTGGTTTTCTTGCGGTCAGCACTAAACAATGCAGGAGAAGGCGGTTCTTCTTTTTTTGGTTCTACCTGTGGATATCCTGTTTCTTCAAAATTACGAATATCGTCTGGAGATGTAATAAGACCAGCATCATAAGCACTTTTTGCTCTAGCTAATATAGGGTCTTTCACTCCTGATATAGTAGTTTTCCCTTTTTCTAAAGAGTCAAATGCTGATTCATAAAAATTATCTGTCATGGCTTTTGCCATGCTTCCTAAATTTGCAAGCCCAGTTTCTTCTTTAACTTCTGCAACTGGAGGTGTTGCTACTTCTGGAACTTCTGCTTGAGCAACTTCTTCCTGAGCAACCTCTTCCTGTACAACTTCTTCTACAGGAGTGCGCGCTGTATTAACTAACTCTTCGACGCCAGTAAGAATGGCTGGGTCTAGCTTTTTATTCTTACGCATCCTATCTAAGACTTCATCTACCTGTGCCGCTTGTTCTGGCACAAGCATGTCCTTACCTGCCATCTGTTTGTAATAGCCAGACTGTGGTTTTAGACCTGTCTCATTCAAGACGTCTTTAGATAACAAGCTTGCAGGTGGTTCTGGTGGAGGCGGAGGTGGGGGCTCGTATGCTTCCAGTTCAGTTATCTTGTCAGCTACAGTTTCAGACTGCGGTAAACCACGCAGCATCTCTATCTGTTTCTGGGCTTCTTCTAAACTTGTAGGTTCTTCTGGCAGCAGGTTAGCTATCTGCTCCTGCTCTTGACGGATCTGTTTATCCTTTGCTGCTTGTTCTTCACCACGTTCTGCAATACGTTGACCCACACCTACAGGCGCACCAAATACACCACCACCTATAGCGCCACGTACACCAGATTCAACAATGCGATCCCATTCTTTACTATCCCAAATGTGCTCAGTTTTTTTAACAAAGTCTTCGGCAGATATGTTAATTGCTTCCTGCGCGCTTTCTGTTAAACCTTCTTTAGCTGCTGCTTCTGGTATTGCCGAAACCACTTTGCGCAATAACCCTGGCTGCATACCAGAACGCTCTAGAATCTTCTCTACAATACCAACCCGTACAGGCGCAGACATAGATTTCAAGATAGACGCTGGCAAGACAGAATCCAAAGCAGCACTGACAGAACCAAACAACGCAGCCACGCCAGGCTCCATCTGTCCTGTCTCTTGATAGATGCTGTTAAATACTTCAGGCGCATTTTGAGCATAGCTGCCAAGATAGACACCAAGAGATGTACCTATAGCACCACGTTTGGCTTCTTCTTTTGCTAGTTGTTCAGCACCAAGTACGCCAGCTTCGCGTAACGCACCCATACCAACACGACGCCCGATAGTCCCACCTATACCACCAGGTAGCAAAGATGCTGCAATATCTGGAGCAACTTCAGCCGTAGACTCAATGCCATATTTCAAAGCTTTGAGTGGACTATCGGCTTGTTTGTAAGATGTAAATTCAGGAGGGTTGTACTTGGCAATGTTGCGTTCTGTTTCAGCAGCTTCAGCTAGTTGTTTCTTAGCGTAATCTTCAAACCCTAAACCAGATGCCACCATAGCAGGCAGCACATCACCTATAGTGGATTTAAACCGCTCTACACCACGACGAACACCAGCACCGCCGGCTTCAAGTAATCCACGGTCAGGGCGATATTCTTCCTGTTCTCCACCAAGTTTATATTTCAGTACATCAATCAACTCATCTTTAGTAGCGCCTTCAGGGCCATTCAGAACGTATTCTTTCCCTTCTGGGCTAGTGATTTTGTACCGAGCCATTTACGATCCCTCTAATGTGAATTGAGAATATCTATCAGGTTCAGAGCTGCCTACATTAGGATTGTTTGCTAACTTAGCTATTTCTGCATTAATAGCTGTTTCAAGTTCTTTTTGAACTCTTGCTTCAACTTGTTCTTTGCCGCCAACATCTTTAAATTGTTCACGTAACTTTGGCTCTAACTCTAATTTCATTTGCTGTTTAATATCAAACAATTGTTTAGCGGTAAGCTTGCCTCTGTTTTGTTGACTAGCCATAGCCGCAGCCAATCTTGCACTTGCGTTTTGTCCTGCAATATTCAGTGACGTAGTAGAACGAAGTTGCTCACCAAAGATATTAACTTTCAGTACTTCTGTTTGTTTAGCAGCGTCTTGGCGTAACTCTGCATTCTTAGCAGCGATAGCATCTCGGCGAGCCTCACGTTCACGTACTTGAGAAAGCGCTGAATCCGCACCAGTTTTCTTAAACGTGTTTTCAGCCATACGAATTTCACGGTTTAATGCATCAAGCTTATCTTCGTTATCAGAAATCTTATCCATGGAATTCATGTATTGACCCAGTGACCTTTGAGCCGCAGAGTTCAATTTGTCAAATACCTGACCTTTTCTTGCAGATGCAAACTCAAATCCAAACGACATAAGTGCTGCACCAAGAGCTTGTTCCTTGCGATCTCTTAATCCTTCTTTCTTTTTGGTAACGTCGCCCATCATTTTGGTGTAAATATCAGTATCTACACCAGCGTCTCTGTAAGCATCCTTCTGTTCTTTGTAAGCTTGCGCAAAGTCAAGTGTTGATTTATCTGTTAATTGTTCTGGTTTTACTACGCCTAAAGTGGATTTGGCCGGAGCAACGCTTTCGGTAGGCTCAGGTTCTTTTTTAACAGGAGCTGATATAGGTGGAAGTTCTTCCACTTTCATTTCAGGTTTAGCTGCCGCAGTTGGAGCAGAAGGTGCTGCAATAGCAGGCGAACCCATTAAAGCATTTCTTTCCTTTTGAATTTTTTCATATTGAGCTTGTTCTTCTGGTGTCTGTTGTTTAAATCCACCATAGCCTAAGCCAAATAATTCAGAAGATTTTTCTCTTTGTTGTTGCAAATTCTTTTGCTGTGCATCATATCTTTCGCGAGCGCCAGGCGGGCCGCTCAGTGCGCTAGATATAGCTCTTCCAATAGGGGAGGATGTATCTTGTTCTCCAGTTTTTGCCGCTTCAGATTGAAGCATAGCTGGGCCAGAAGGCGAACGTTCTGCTGCTTGTGCTGGAGGTATTAATGCACCGATACCAGCATCAGCACTAGGAGCTGGTTTGATAGCTCTAATTTCTCTCTTAATAGCAGCAACGTTAGCTTCATTGCCTTTAGCTTGCTCTTCTTTTAATTCTTGCAACAAGGTAGGTAGACGCCATTCTTTGTCTCTTTTCCGTTGCACATCAGGACTAATGCGCATAGCTGGATCATTACGAGAATCAGTCAGCACACCATCTGCATATCCGGGGATATCACCACCGCCTGCAAACGCAACTATCCCGCCGCCTGCCATATCATGCAGGCCAGAATGTAACGCAGCCATGCCATCACTGTGCGGCATCATGCCCATAACACCGCCACCTGCGGCCATTTGTGGGGGCATCTGTGGAGGCATTTGTGGTGCTTGAGCCATCTGCTCTTGCGGCATTTGACCTTGCGCTGCTGTAGGTGCCTGCCCCAGTACATCTTGTGCAACTGTAGTCTGCGGCGGCTCCATAGCGGACTTAGCTATACGGTCAATCATCATGCCAGCTAACACCGCTTTCTGCGGCTCAAGCTGACCAGTCTGTACCAAGTTTGCTAGTTGCGGTTTGCTGTACTTAGTAGCAAGCGCACGAATTGCATTTATCTCACCAAACATGATTACCCCTTAGACAAGTTGTATATGCCTAGATCGGCAAGACCACCGCCCGCAAAGAACTTACTAGCGCCATACAAAGCTGTACCCAATCCAGCCATCTGCGCAGTCGTAGACTCCGGTGCTTCATATAAAGATTTGGTAGTACTTGTAGGTACGCCTTTTAGCATTTCCTGCAAGAACGCAATCTGCTGGTATGGATACTGTTTCTGCGTCAAGAAGTCTTGATACTGTTGCGACAGTTGCTGCTGGTTCATAGCCTGACGTTGCTGACCCACAGCCTGCATAGCATTGATAATTGCTTGCTGCTGACCCATCTGCTCGCCACCCAATTGACCCAACTGTTGTGCTGATTGTAGTTGTGTCTGTAAACCTTGTAAGCCAAGACCTGCGCCGTACTGGCGTGATTGTTCTGTAGCCTGTTGCGCAGCCATCTGCCTCTGCGCTTCTGTGTTGTATAAGTTCTGAGCCTGCTCGTAAGCCGCTTGGCTGCCAGCTTTCTGAATATCGCCCATCTGCGTAGCTAAATTACGATTAGCCTCTGCCTGCAAAATAGCCTGGCGCGATCCACCAAAAGCTCCAGACTTAACAGCTCCTGCTTGTTGCTGTTGTCCAGCTATATCTGCCTGACGTTGTGCTTCTCTCTTCTGAACATCTACGACATTCTGAGCATACGGAGACATATATAAACCTGCTAACCCTGGCTGGGTAAAGCTAGGAGCGCCAAAGTTAGTTTGTGGTTGATACTGAATATCGCCGGCACGAGCACCCGCTGAAGCAGCATACTGTGTAGCTGGGCCTAGTTGTTGTGCTGGGCCAAGATTAGCTACAGCCTGCTGGGCAGTAAGCTGGAATGGATCAAACCCAGCTATACGATTACCTTTGTATGCTGTGTATGGAGTGGAAGCCTCTGTTACCGCACGTTGAGTAGCCTCCATAACCATAGGCTTGTACTCAGCAGGATAAGATAGCTGCGTGACTGTCTGGCTAGTAGGCGTTTGTGCGCCTCCGCCGTCACCATAGAGCTTGATCTTGCCACCCTCTTTTGTGAACGCGCCCAAATCACCAGGTATAAACCCAGCTTCCATCATTGCATAAGATACTCGGCTCATATTCGCCTCTATTCAAAGAATTTCTGGTACGTCACGCTCTGCGCTTGGTACCCATATTTAGTTGCGTGTCTTTTCCACCCTGGTCTGCCAACAAACTCTATCCCACGACAGCCAGCATTTATTGCATACGCCTGTGCGTACTGTTGCATTAAATCTTCAATCTCATCCATGTGATTATTTAACATGGCAGCGTACTGAATAACCAACATACTTGATTGCGGATACTGTTTTACCTCTGTGATGAAATGACCGTGTGCTTCATGCGTCTCTTCATCGAACACAACCCATAATGCCATCTGCCCAGTAAACAGAAACTTTAATATGTCATCTACAGAAGACCGGCCTCTACTTCTTATTGCCGATTCTTCTAGGTACGGCATGATAGCCATAACTGTTTTGGCTATCTCCCCATACGGTATTAGACTTATGTTTAGCTTCATGCGGGCAGAAGTTTATCTGCTCGACTATTAACCGCAACCTTGCCATTACCAACTGTTTTGCCACGAGCCCGCTGTACACGTTGCATCATAGCGTAGAGTTTTCTTGCACCAGCATCTGTAGAGCCATTACCAAGCTCTGAAACAATTCTGGCCGGCACAACAAACTCACCATCAGCTAAACGAGCAGGTTGACGATTGCCTATGGTTGCTGGAATAGAATCACTAACGCCGTCACCTGGGCCTTTTAGTAATCTTCCGCCATCAGAGTACCCACCTAAATTATATTCATCATCAGACATCCCACCAACAGCCATACCACCCATAGCCATACCTACAGGAGCCGCTTGTTGCGCTCTATACGCAGCTAATGCCTGTTCCATAGAAGTAGGTGTTTGTGGTGCAGCACCGTAAGGTTGGAAGCCAAATACGCTAGGCGTAGGCGCAGCAAAGTTCATACCTTTTTGTAAGGATGGCGCTTGAGTAGCTAACTGTCCGAACAATGTTTGCAATCCTAACTGTTCTTGCGTAGTAGGATTCAACGGCAGAGCACCCTCAATAGTTACAGCACCACGCTGCATAGGCTGCTGCATACCTGTAGCAGTAGGTTGTAATCCAGAGATAGCACCTAAGCCTGTTTGTGTCTGTTGTTCTGGTGTGTATTCCAAAACAGTGCCAGGCGAATACTTAGGAGCAGGTGTTGTACTAATAGCACCTTGCTGCAATCCTGGAACCAAAGGCTTAGTTAAAGATGATAAGTACTCTTCTGAAGACCTAAGTTGTTTAGATAGATCTGTCGGCAACGTACTTGCACCCATGTACTTGCGCAGCTCATCCATAGTCGGATCACGACCAAGAGCATCTTTGTAAGACATAGCAACTTCATCTGCTGTTAATGGTCTGCCTGCGCGAGCCTCTTGTGCTGCGGCAGTTGCCTGCGTTTCCATAGCTTGACCAAACAAAGATGAACCAATCTTGTTTAAGTTTTCTACATACGCTGGCTGCGCTTGCAAATAATTTCTTAGTGCATTGAAGTTAGTCAGGTTTGACTTCTTCATGTTAGCCATCTCACCAGCAGAAGGATCACGCCCTAAGTAATACTTAAAGTTTTCTGCTAAATCATCAGTAGAAAATTCTGTTTTGCCAGCAACGTCAGGCAATCTCATAATTTGACCAGCAAGAGCAGCGTCCGTAGTTTTCATACCCAGATACTTGTCCAGTTCTTCTGGCGTTGGGCGACGTCCGGCTACATCTTGGAATAGATTGTTAACATCAGACTCATCCATGATGCGAGTGGTTCCATCGTAGCCTGGCGCTTTGGTGTACTTATTGAAAGCAGCTTTTTCTTGATACGGTACAAGATTACCGTTAGCATCTTTCATATACTTTGGTGTATACACCCCAGCCTGTGCAGATGTACCAGCAGCACCTGAAGCATATTCAGCTTGCAGGTCAGCAATTTTTCTTTCTATTTCTTGTCTTTCACCAACAGAACCTAAGCCACCTTGCGAAGTAACTTTAAGCTGTTCTTTTAGCTTATCAATCTGAGCTTGGTTTGGATTGCCAGTAATAGGAGCTGCTGTAGATTGAGCGCGCAGAGCAGATATACCAGTAGCTTGACGCTTGGTTTGCTCTTCATATTTTGCTTGCTCATCTTTCAAAGCATTCTGGTATTCGTTTAACTTACTCATGCCAGTTTCGTAATCTTCATTAGCCTTATCAACCAATTGCTGATTAGAAGATTTTACTTTTTCAAACTGAGCTTGTTTTTCCTGACGCTGTTTTGCAAAACCAGCAGCTTGTTTAGCCGCCGCTTGTTCCTTAGAAGCTTGTGAAATTTGCGTTTCAGCATCTTTATTAAACTGAGATACCTCTGTCTTAAATTTATTAAAGTCATTGGTAAAGTTTTTAATATCACTACCAACATCACTCAAAGCGCTAGCCTTGTCTTTGTTGATATTAGATAGTTCGCTGCTACGATCTTTCTGGTAGTTAGCTAAATCTTTTTGTGCGTTAGCTCTTTCTGTTTTGTCTTTAATTTTAGATATGCTTGCCTGACGGTTCTTTACCTCGGCAGCAGTTTCAGAATTAAATCCTTTAACTTTATTTGCGTACTCATTATTAACTTCCTTAGTTTTGGCTGCTTGTTCAGCCTTCATCTTAGAAAGATCCGCGTTATAAGACTTTGTACGCTCGGCTAACTCTTTAGCTTTGTTTGCCTTGTCTGCTTGACGATCTTTAATCTGATTGGATAGGTCGTTGTACTTACCCATCTGCTCATCATACGAACCGTACTTTTCCAAACCAGCCAATTCAGTTTCTAACTTCTTAGTGTCGGCTAACTTAGGAGTAATTTTCTTAGGAGCAGTTACAGGCTTAAGCTTGGATATAAACGCACCACCCGATTTAAAGTTCAATGTTGCCAGACCACCATCAGCAAACTTTTGTTCACCAGTATAGGGATCTACACGCTCGTAGCTTTCAGGTTGAAATACATTTTGAGATACAGGATAATTCTTTGGCACTGAATAACCAAATGGCTTAATGTTAGCCATAGGGTAGTTAGTATTAGCCCCAACAGAATTTGCTTGCGACATTTGTTCTACTGGCTGACCTACTTGTGAGCTTGGTTGGCCTACAGATCCACCGTCTGCATAGAAAGAATAAGCGCGCTCGCCACTCTTGCCTGGCATCGGGCCTGCGCTGTATTGTCCTGTAGACGGGCGATAGTACGGATTAAATTCTTGTGCTGGAGCTTCACGCGCAGGGCCTTTAGGCTCCTCGCGAGACATAGCAAGCGCACCAAGACCACCGGTTAGTAAGTAATTTTTATTCTGCTTTAAGAAATCTTCACGAGCTTTATCTGCTTCTGGGCCAGACCCAGAAAAAAGATCGCCAAGCTTTCCTGGAATACCTTTTATCCTATCAAGCACAGACCCTGCTGGTGCATTTGCTCCTGGAGGTAATCCAGTAGTTGGGTCAACAATATTTGAAGCAACTGCTGGAGCGTTTGCTGATGGAGCCGCACCAAAGAAATTTGATTGTGAAGGCTGCACTGGTAATTGCGCTCCTGGCGCATAAGCACCAGCACCTGTAGCTGCTTGCAATCCAACCGGCAACTGACTTGCAGCAGTACCTACACCGGCAGCACTTCCAGTCAAACCACCAGCCATAGTATTGCCAAGAGTAAGATTTGCTTGTGCGCCTAAATTAGCTGCATTCTGAGCGGCAATTGTTCCGGCAGAACCCAATGCAGAAGCACCAGCGCCAGCAGCACTCCCCATTAATCCAGCACCTAGACCCGCTCCTCCATAAGCGCCCAAGCCCATCATCAAGCCTTTGCTAAGGCTCCCTGTTATTGCAGTGCCTGCACCACCCACCATCAACGCAGCCATAGGAGCGCCAACACCAGTCGCCGCTAGTGCAGCACCTGCCACCATAGGAAGGATGCTAGACAGGAAACCTGCTTCTGGCAGACCAGTCTGAGGATTGATGGTCAATGATCCGCCATGAGCCATAGCCAAGGACTGTAATCCTTTGACCTCGCCTGGGGTCATGTGGACGAGCATCTTGTCCTCGCCCCTGCCAGCAGTTTGAAGATGGTTAGCTAGTGTGTGCAGGCTCATGTTAAGACACCTTTATCTTTAAAACATTAGTAGAGACATCATAATAGACATCTCCAATTCTTAATTTACCGGCAGATTCATCTGTACTTGTAGCAAAACTAACTACAGTATTTCCAGTAGTCGGGTCAGTAGCACTAAAATTTAGCGCAGCTATAACGGTATTGCCTGTTCTTTGCGCAGACCCAGCGCTTACGCCAGGGGTATCTAATTGTGCAAAGTACAACCGCAAAATGTTGTTTAATTGATCTTGATACGAACGGCTGTATTCTACCGGAGCTATTGGTAATGCTGGCGATTTTGTCGTACCAGTTGACATACCTATCGTCTCCCGTCACTTCTGACGTCTATTCTTGGAGCGCCTAATTGCCACTGACATCCCAATTGATCTGAGCTAACCCTAAACGCCATCTGGCGACCGCGGAGGCGGGTGTACACAATCTGCGTAAACTCCTGCACGTTGTAGTTCTTAACTGAACTATAAGACTGAGCTGACTGAACCAGCGGCGTATCTGCCGTGCCATACGGCGCACCAGGGTTCTGGCGTGGGCGTAAACTAAATGTTACTTGCGGCTTGTCAGGAGAAGATGTCGTTGACCCGTCAAACGTGATGTCAGGAATCATCCGCCACACAAAACCAAAGTTGTGCCCGTCACCAATATCAAAGTCAGATGATTGTATGTACGACGTAATAGGCAGAACCGTACCATTTACTTCCACATTGTTAGTGCCGCTCTCGTGGTACACAATAGTGTTCTGATATGTAGCGCCCATAGGATACTCGCGCAGCGGGCTATCACTCCAAGCAGTCCTGCCTAAAGTACCGTAATACCAGACCTGATCCAGATAGTTGTAGATCACATACTTGTCAATAGTCGATGAATTAGCTGAACAGTAGAACCACCATATCTCACTGAATCCTTCGTTTGTCCCAGCAAAAAATTGATAACTCTGCTGTAAATTTATGTCGCCGTATACATATTGTCGAAGTGAACATGGAAGAGTTTCCACTCGACCTGTGTAAACGTAGAATTTATCTACGCCCATCCAGTAAGTCAGGTTGTTAGCCGTTGCTACCGCGTTCGGGCCGACGATAGATATATTGTCAGACAGGATATTAAATCCCCACACAAACGGTGGGCCAAGATACTGCATAGAAAACAACGCAGCATCTGTAAATACTAGAATTTCTTGGCGAGTTTGCTGGGCAGTAACAATCGTAGAGCCGCTAGACAAACGGTAACTACCAGCCTGATTAGTAATAGCTGGCGTCCAAGTCTGATAATCTTCCTGCGCAGACCAACGGATTAAC